GACCTTCCGGATGGTCTCGGGCTCCGTGACCTCCGAGGTCTCCGCCCCGAGGACGGACGGACAGACGACCTACTACGCCTTCGTCTATGACCGGACCAACACGAATTTCCCGGTCCTCGTGGCCTACACCGGTTCGGCGAACATCTTCCCGACCGCGATCGCCTCCGCCTCCAGCCTCATCGGAGGCCCCATAAACATCGCCAATGCCCAGGCCTATATTGGCAGTGGTACCCTATCCGGGAAGGTGACGGCACTCATCTCCGGTGCCCTCGATGAGGTGAGGGTGTGGCGTTCGGCCTTGCAGCTGGCGGATTTCACCGGCACGTACAACATCCAGGCCCATGCCCAGAACAACCTGATGGGTTGCTGGCACTTCAACGAGTCGGGGTCCATCAACCCGGACGACGGGAACGACCCGCTGGTGCTCGACTTCTCGGGTCACCGGATCAATGGACGCATCATGAACTACTGGACCGGCTTGCGCGGGTCCGGATCCTTGATCCCCTACGCTCAGCCGAGCCTCATGCTCTCGTCGTACTTCAATTCGCCCGAGGTGCAGACCCTCATCACCACCCAGCAGGCTTCGGGAAGCGCGTTTGACCGGGTCAGTGACAACATCATCACTCGGCTCGTCCCCGAGAACTTCCTGAACCTCGAGAACCTGGAGAACACGCAGGTCCTCCAGAACTTCCTCTACATCCTGGCTCGCAACTTCGACCAGATCAAGGTGAAGATCGACCAGTTCACGAAGGTCCTCCGGGCGAACTACACCCAGTTCAACCAGACCCCGGACGCTCTGCTCGCCGACATCGCCAAGTTCTTCGGCTGGGAGTTCACCGGGAACTTCCTCAGCGCGGATGCGTTCCAGTACCTCCTTGGCAAGAACGTCCTGGCGAACCAGGACGCGAACAAGGAGCTGGACGTCAAGCTCTACCAGATCAAGAACGAGTTCTGGAAGCGTACCCTCGTCAACCTGATGTACCTCTACAAGAGCAAGGGTACACGGGAGAGCGTTGAGTCGTTCTTCCGCATCTACGGCGTGAACAAGAACTTCGTTCGCCTGAAGGAGTACGGCTACAAGCCGAACGTCGGCATCCAGACCAGCCGCATCCACGCCGACAAGAGCGTGTATGCCATGGTCTTCTCTGGTAGCCACGGCTCCGGATCGCTGACGGGTTCGGTGACCTCCGTCCCGTTCACGGGTTCGGCCCTCTCGGCAGAGGTGAGGTTCTCCTTCCCGCTGTCGACCAGCACCGAGCTGACCCCGCTGATCACGACCGGATCGCTCTTCGCTCTCTATCAGACCGCTCTTTCTTCGAGCGGTGGCATCCTCGTCCCGACTGGTTCACAGCAGCTGGCGTACCAGGTCTACTGGACGACGCCGTTCGTGGGCAGCGAGACAGGCTCCCTGTTCCTGACAGGAAGCGAGGGGCTACTCAGCATCCCGAACATCCCGCTCTTCAATGAGCAGTGGTACAATGTCTCGGTCCACCGGAACTCCCTGTCGGGGACGCTGAACCTTCGCCTTCACCGCCTGAACTACGACGAGGTCGACGTCAACCTGTCGGCCACCCTGTCGGCGCCGGAGTCTTCAGGAAGCTCCATCTGGCAGCTCGTGGTCGGAGCCGCCAACAATCTCAAGGCCCAGGGGTGGATGCAGGAAGCCCGTGTCTGGAACAAGGACCTGACGAAGACGGAGATCTTCGATCACACCCTGAACTTCCAGAGCTACGGAGTCGACTACCCCAACGACATGGGGGCATTGGCCCTCCACTGGCGCCTGAACGACAACGCCAGCGCCTCGATCGGGGGAACGATCTCGGGCCAGAACATCTTCCAGGACATCTCGCAGAACGGCATCACAGGTTCGGGAGCCGGCTTCTCTCCCCTCCGTGCCCCATTCGAGAAGTTCCTCTTGGATTACAACTACATCGCCTCCCCCGACTTCAGCTGGAACGAGGACAAGATCCGCATCCTGCAGAGCTCGGAAGTGAAGCCGGCAGACGTGACCTACGACAACCAGGCGCTGGCCCTGGAGTTCAACATGATTGACGCCCTGAACGAGGACATCTCCCAGGCGATCTCGACCATGGACAACTTCAACAATGCCATTGGCTTGCCGGCCAATCGTTACCGGGCGACGTACCAAGACATAGAGGTCATCCGCCGGCAGTACTTCAAGCGGCTCCAGGGACGGCTGAACTTCAGGGTCTTCGCGGACATGCTGGAGTTCTTCGACAGAAGCTTCATCACGATGGTGCAGCGTCTTCTGCCGGCCCGCTCGATCTTCCTTGGAGACGAGTTCGTGGTGGAGAGCCACATGCTGGAGAGGCCGAAGCTCCAGTGGAATTATAGACGTCAGACCGTGCCCTTCATCCCGGAAGGCGTGATCACAGTCTACGTGCGCACCTAGTTATAAGACGGAGAATCTAGAAGATGAGCAACTGGGTCTACGACGGAACAACCAACTCGGGGTCGCTGAACTTCCCGAAGACAGACGGGACGCCCATCCCTGTGGGCGGAGATCCGACCAAGTTCGTAGATGCGGTGGACTACAACGTCGTGAGCCAGGCGCTCACCGACATCCGCTTCGCGATCACGTCAGGAAACTTCTTCGGGTTTGGCACCCGGCTTCCCTCGGGATCTCTTCCCACGGGCGCGGACATCACGAAGGACTTCATTTTCCTCCGCCAGGACGGCGCCATCATCCAGCACAAGGGCACCTTCGGCGGGGCGACGCCGGGTGACTTCGTCATCGCCGCCGCCGCCGCGAACGTCCTCTACCAGCAGTACTCCGAGATCGTGTTGCCGACCGGATCGAACCCCAGCACCACGCCGGGATTCCCGTTCGGCTCGTCCGGCGGAGCGATCGTCTATCTGAAGAACAACGGACAGCCAACGGGGCAATCTCCCGCCGTGAACCGCTCGCAGCTCGTCATCAGGTGGTCCATCGACGGTACGGAAACGATCATCGCGGAGAGCCCGGCGATCTAACATGGCGGACGTCACCTGCACTGACTGTGGAACGAAGCTCGGGGAGGCCCTGGACGGACAGGAGCCCGGACCTCGCGCCCACGGTTGTGTCGACTGCTGGATGGACGCCATGGGCGTCGAGCGGGAATGGGTGCACCTCGAGAACCAGCCGCTCAACATCCAGCACATGAGCCCCATCACCACCCTCTACGTGGTGAAGCGCGGGCTCTTCGACGCCGTGGTGGACGCGGACGACGACCTGACCGTCACCCTCTGCCACGAAGATTTGCGGAACGCGCCGCTGCCCATGATGATGGGAAACCCCAAGAGGAAGCTGATCAACGGACAGACCCAGATCGACGGGCTCTACGTGCGCGGGACAGGAAACTTCTGCCTGCGCATCGACGCCACCGGTCATGATCCTGTCTACACGCACAGCTTCAAGGTGACCTAAGGTGCCGGCCTTCCGCGGAAACAACACCGGAATGTTCGATGCCGTCTACGGAGACGGTACGGACGGCGTCGTGTCTCTGACTTCCGACACGGTCCTCATCCGAGACGTCAATTACGACATCCTGACCATCGGCAAGGGTGTCCGTATCTTTTCCAACGGTTTCAAGATCAGGTGCCGTCGCCAGTGTTTCATCCTGGGAGACCAGTTCTCGCTGGCCACCGTCTCCAACGACGGTTCCAACGCCCGCAACTCCAACGGTTCGACCGCTGAAGTCAGCTCCTCCGTTCCCGCGGGTACCCCTGGAGGTCCCCTGGGATCGACCGGCGGAGGTGGGCGTGGTGGAGCTGGCATGTACAACGGCGGCTTCCCGTCCGGATCTCTGCTGCACGATGGTGGAGCGGTGGGCACGCTGGTCCCGGCGGTCGATCAGCCGACCAACCCGTTCTACTTCCTTGGTGGAGCGGGTGGACGTGGAGGCGACGCACAGGCCTTCCTTTCAGGAGCTCTGACGACCTACACGGGCGCGACCGGTTCTTCTGGTTCTGTCCAGACTGCGACGCTCAGCGGCCTCCATGACTTCTTCGCCTCCATGACCTGTGGGAACATGGGACTCCCTTCGGGGGCGACCGGTTCGTTTGTCCCGTTTGCGGGTGGCGGCGGTGGCGGCGCCGGAGCGTGTGGAAATTCTGGATCGATCGGTGTCCGTCCGCGTTCAGGCTGGGGCGGTGGCGGTGGTGGAGTGGTCTACATCGCGGCTCGTGATCTCATCTTCCTGGGGAAGGTGACGGCCAGGGGCGGCAGCGGAGGAAACAGCTTCTCGCGTGGAGCAGGCGGTGGCGGCGGCGGTGGCGGGTTTGCCATGTTGGTCTACTCGTCGCTCCTCCTCCGGAACAGCCTGAAGGACCAGATAGACATTTCGGGCGGGGCGCCCGGGATCGGTTTCTCGGGATCGGTGACACCACCGAACTCGGGCTCAGCCGGTTCCTTCTTCACGTATAGGATCTAAAACATGGGACTTCGCGGACCAGGCGTAATCGACGCATTCTACGGTGACGGAACGGACGGCGACATCGTCGTCACGGGGACGCTCGTCCTCCACCGGGACACCTACTACAACAACGTCTGGATGAGCTCTTCGGTGGTCGGCGGCGTGGCTCAGCTCCCGCAGATCTTCCTGAACTCGTTCAAGCTGTTCGTGTCTACGAGAATGTACTTCATCACCTCGGGGACGCTGGACTGCTCAGGGACTCCCGGGGCGACTCCGGCTGCCGGCGTGGCTCCTGGCCTGGGATCGCTCCCCGCTGGAGGCAACGGGGGCACCGGTAGCGTCGGCAACGGCCAACCTGGTTTCCCCCCATCCACGCTCTCCGCGTCCTTCGGAGGGACCGGTGGACAAGGTGGAGCAGGCGGTGGCACCACGGCCGGCGCGGCCGGGATCGCTGCCCCGGTCCAGCCCACTTCTGGATCTAACCACAACTTCTTCTCCGCTCTGACGGGCTACATGTTCGGTCAGGCGGGAGCCTACGGGATCGCTGGCGGTGCCGGTGGTGGAGCAGGTGGAGGAGCCGGCGCGGTTCAGGTCGGAGGGGGTGGCGGCGGCGCCGGAGGGACCCTGATGGTGGCCGTTCGAGAGATCATCTCGGCCGTCCCGTCTGGTTCTATCCTGATGGTCCCGACGGGTTCTTTCGTCTGGAACACGGGCATCTTCGTCAGCCAGAGCGTCGGTCCGATCGCTCCGCTCCAGATCCCGTACCCGAACGCCTACGAAATCCACGTGACCGGGACCTTCCAGGCGAACGGTGGAAACGGGGGAGCCGGTCAGGCCGGCGGCGTTACCGGCGGTGGCGGAGGTGGAGGCGGCGGAGTCGTCATTGTCGTGTCATCCAGAACCACGGGATCGTTGGTCTATCAGGCCAATGCCGGACTCGGAGGACCTTCGAACGGCGGTGGCGGTGTCGGCTCGAATGCTAATACGGGGTCGGTGTTCCTCTTCACCGTCTGAAAAGCGGTCTCGGTATCTATTTAGACCTGAGGTCAAGGGAACTTAGAAAGAATGGCTAACCAGTTCATCACAAACCAGACTCCGTCGACGTACGCGTTCTGCATGTACAATCTGCTGAACGTGATGTCTGCCGCGGGCTGGAGCATCATGGCCTGGTCGGACGGGACCACTGTCCACAACACCGGGACGATCCCCGGACCGTATCAGGCCGGTCCAGGATCTCCCGATCCTGTCTTCCCGCTGACCGGAACCTTCTCGAACACCGGAAACACCGGTGCCAACGGGATGGACAACAACAACAGCTGGTGGGTC